CCCATCGCCCACGCGGCGGATGACGAAGCCGCAGTCGCCGTCGACCGGCCGATTCTCCGCGGCCAGCTGCACGAGCTTGCGGAACGAGTTGCGGCCCGTCGCGTCGGCCTGCTTGCACCACGTATGGAACCACTCGTTGACGGTCGCGTTGTAGTCTCGGTCTCCAGTCGTTGCCGAGTATTCGGTCGGCGTCAGGTAATTGCCGAACTTGCGCGAGACCTCCTTAACCTCGGGACAATTCTCGACCAAGTTCCGCGCCTCCCACATCATCACCACGCGCTCGCGCACCGTCTGCGAGGACTCGCTCGGCTGGCCGTACTGCATCGGCGCGTAAAGCCGATTCGTCTGCGCGGCGTTGTAGCTGAAAAGCGCGGTCTCGACGCGAGCCTGGAGCCGGCGCAGCGCGGCCTGCGGCGCGATGGTCTCGAGCGCCCGCTCGAACCACGGCCGATTGCGGATGACTGCGGTCGCGTCGAAGGTCTGCATAATCAATTCCCCGTGAAGCTCACAAACGTCGTGTCGGTCGTGTCGCCGTTTTGGTATTCAATCGCCGCGGTGATGTCGCCCAGCATCTTGTTCAGCGTGTTAAGATCAGCGCGCGTGACGCTCTTCCCATTGAGCGAGTAGCTCGTGTTGAGCAGGCAGGCCTGGATTGCGTCCAAGACCTTGGACTTGAGCGTTGTCAGCGTCGCAACGTCAATGTCGAGAAAGGGATTGTCTGCCGCCATAAAAGAGCGGCCGCCGTCAAAAGGTTTTTTGACGCCCCGTTATGCTACGACTTTGACGGGGTGAAGCGGATGATGCCCGCGATGGTCGCCATACAAAGCAGCATCGCCGAGGTATCGAGGCCGTGGTTGGGCGCGTTGCTTCGGACCTCGACCCATTGCCAGACGCCGGTCCGCACCTCGACCTTGGCCTCGCCCTTGATGTGCTCGAGGTAAAGCGGGTTCACGTCGCTCGGCAGTTCCCAGCGCAGGTCTCCCTTGCCCTCGAGCGCGGTCGCGAGCGTGTCCTTAAAGTAGTCGCCGGACCAGTTGTAGAAGTAAACGTCGCCCCCCCGGTAGTCGCTCACCTGCGGGTCGCTGAACGGGAAGTTGACCATCTGGCCTGTCGCCTCATCCCGCATCGTCCACGTCCGCCGGCCGTAGCCGCGCATCGATCGCCATCCGAACTCCGCGCAGTCGCGGTCCACGTCTGCCGGCCGGTACCCGCGATCCTGCGCGACGCAGGCCGACGAGACCTTGAACCGCTCCTGGAGCGCGCGCAGCTGGTCCCGCGTGTCGATGCGGCCGAACCAAAGCTGGCGATAGCGCGGCCCCTGCGCCGTGCTGAACGCGCCGACCTCGACCCAGAAATGATCCTGCTGCCGGTCAATCGCCATAAAGCGGATTGCCTCGTCAGGGATCAATTCGCCCTGAGCGTAGTCGGCCAGCTTGTAGCCCGATTCCTTCAGCAGCACGTTCACCGCCTTCTTCTCCACAATCCACGGCAGCGCCTGCCGCTTCGTGCGAAACTCAATCTTCGCCTGCTCGTCGCCCGTGCGGACCAGCTGGTTTTCGGCTTGGAGGAATTCTTCGACTAGGAGCCGCATCGGCCGCGTCACGATTGCCTCCAGCCGGAACGAGCGCACCTCCCGCGGCGCCGCAGGATTCATCGGCACGAAGCGCCCGGTCTTCGCCCAGCCGGCGCGGGTCGCGTCGCTGTCCGCGGACTCGTGCCCGCAGGAGATGCAGCGGAAACGGCAGGTCTCCACCGCGCGCCCGACGTCCCACGTCTCGTCATCGCGGCGCGCCGCTCGGTCCCAGATCACGCCGCCGCGCTGCTCCTTGTGCAGCACCTCGAACGCGACCGGCAGAATCTTGCGGCAGCCTGGGCACTCAGCGTGCCACTCGCCCTGGTCGCCAGAGCGGAAGCTCGTGTCCTCGACGTTGCCCGTCTCCGCGTCCATCACCGGCGCTTGGCTCGCGTTGTAGATCTTCGAGCGGCCGACCTCCTCGAACTTGGAGACGCGCGCCACCGCGTGCCCGTAAATCTCCTGCCAGCGCGGGAGCCAGAGCTCGTCGTTGATCTTGTAGCGGATCGACTGGCTCTGCTGGGTCGAAAGGTTCGCCGCGTTCAGCGTGACGAAGAAGCCGCCAAAGAAAATCTCGGTCGTCGTGCGGTGCGGCCCCGGCTTCGGCAGCATTGCCGCCACCGGTCGGCAGCGCTCAAGCAGCGGCCATAGGCGCGTCTTCGCGTGCTTCTCTACCATCTCGTCAGTCTGCATCGTCCAGCTAATCGGGCCGGGATCGTTCGCGATGATCCACGGCAGCCAGACGTCGGCCACCAGCGTGCCGCCGATCTGCACGGCCTTGCGAAAGTGAACGCGCCGAACCAGCGGATTTTGCAGCGCGTCGAAGATCGGCACGAGCCACGGGGACAAGCGCACGTTGAACGGCCCCGGCGTCGCGTAGGATTCCGGCAGCTGCACGTGCCGCCGCGCCCAGTCGTAGATCGGCGAGCGATCCGGCCGCGGGAGGCGAAAGCCGGCGAGGAGTTGCTCGGCGCTCATTCCTCGGTCGCGCTCTTCCGAATCGCCTCCGTCTCGAACCGCGCAAGGTTGCCCGCGATCACCTCGCGGATCTCGTCCAGGATAAGCCCGCCTTCGACGTTCGCCTCCGCGGCTGACTTGCCGGCGACGCGCGGGCCGAGCTCGACCTCGAGCTTGAGCCGCAGGAGCAAGTCGAGCTTTTGGCTAAGTAGCTGAAGCATATCCTGCACGACCTCGCGCTCGACCGTCTCGCCCTCCTCGCGCTTGTTCTTTTTCTTTAGCAGCGCGATGTTCTCGCGCATCAACTCAGCCTTGAGATCGGCCAGCGTCTTGGTCGACGTGTCCTTGCCGATCAGCTTTTCGGCGCAGAACTTCCGCCAAGCCGTCAGGTTCTCGCGACGCCCGTCGATCTGCTTCGCCGGCGCATCTTCTGGGTAGCGCGCGCGAGCGTCGTAGATCGCCTGACGCGAAAGCCCGAGCTCGCGCGCTAGGGTCGCCGTGTCCTTGACCCAGTCGCCGCCCGATTGCTTCGCCTCGTATTCGTCGAGCGCCTTCCGCTCCGCGGTCGTGAGCGTCTTGCCGGCCTTCAGCCGCTTGACGATGTTCGCGAGGTTCGCCTTGGCATAGACCTCGACCGGGGACGCGGAATCGTCGGTCACAGCTTGCGCGGCTCCTTGCCGGTGGCGTCAGCCCAGCGTTGAATCGCGACGGCGACGTAAGCGGGATTGAGCTCAATCGCTCGGCACTTCCGGCCCGTGCGCTCGCAGGCGATGATCGTCGTGCCGCTGCCGCTGAAGGGCTCGTAAACGAGCTCGCCCGGTTTCGAGTTATTTCGGATCGGGCGCTCCATACATTCAATCGGCTTCTGCGTGCTGTGGCCGACACCGCTATCCTCGCGCGCTTTGATGTTCCAGACTGTCGACTGGCTCCTGTCTCCATTCCAGTGACCCGATCCTCCATTCTTGACGCAGTACCAGCAAGGCTCGTGCTGCCAATGATAGTGACCTCGACCTAGTGTAAACCGATCCTTGGCCCAAATAATCATTGAACGATGGTTAAACCCGCATGCCTCAAGGCTTTCTAAGACCTCGCGAGTAAAAAGCGAAGCGTGCCAAACGTAGGTGACCTCGCCTGGGAATAGCGCCCACGTTTCGCGCCAATCGGCACGATCATCATTTAGGACTTTCCCGAGCTTGCCGGTGTTCTTGTTGACTCCAGCTTCCGCTCTCCAGCTTGCATCGTACTCCACGCCGTAAGGCGGATCCGTCACCATTAGATGCGGCTTCTCCTCGCCGAGCAAACGCTTCACCACCTCGGCGCTGGTGGAGTCTCCGCACGTGATTCGATGCTCCCCAAGCTCCCAGACCTGCCCGAGCTCGACGCCCCACTTGGCGCGAAGCTCCTCGGCCTTATCGATCTGCGGCTCGGCGTCGGCATCGCTCTTCACCTCGGGCTTCAGCGCCTCAAGCTCGTCCAAGTCAAAGCCGATCTCCTCAAGCGGGAAGTCCTCGGCCTTCAGCGACGCAAGCACGTCGGCCAGCTTCTCGTCCCACTCAGCCAGTTCCGCGCTGCGGTTGTCCGCGATGCCGAATGCCGTCGCCTGCGAGCCGGTCAACTCGGTCCGCACTATCTGGATGTCGCGCCAGCCAAGCTCCCGCGCCGCGGCCAAGGTTCCGTTGCCGGCCAAGACGATTCCCTTCGCGTCGACCACAATCGGCTTCTGCTGACCAAAGCGGCGTAGGCTCGCCTTGATCGCGTCCATATTGCGCTGACCGTGTTTCCGCACGTTGGCCGGATCCGGCGACAGCGTCTCGATTCCGACAGTTTCAATTTTCATTCGTCAATTTTTACAAAAAGCCCAGCCCCGTTTTTTTGCGCTAGGTCTTGCAACC